GAGGAGCCGTCCGACGAGGGCGCCGGCCGCGGCTCCCGAGACCGCGTAGGCGCCCGGGTCCGCCGACGCGAGGCGGCCGGCGATGGCCGTCGCGGGCGACCCCGTCACGGAGTAGGCGCCCGGATCCGCGACGAGCGTGTAGGCCCCCACGGTCCCGTAGACGAGCTCGGCGGCGAATCCCGAGACCGCGTAGCTCCCGGGATCCGCGACGAGGAGCCGGGTCGCCAGGACCGTCGCGGCCGCTCCCGAGACCGCGTAGGCGCCCGGATCCGCGGAGAGGAGGCGGGTCGCCACGACGGTCGCCGCGGCGCCCGTGACCGCGTAGGCGCCCGGGTCCGCGGGGAGGGCCCGCCCGACGAGGAGCGAGCCCGCGGCCCCCGTGACCGCGTAGGCGCCGGGGTCCCCGGAGAGGAGGCGGTCCGCGAGGACCGTGGACGCCATCCCCGAGACCGCGTAGGCGCCCGGATCGGCGGAGAGGACGAAGTCCCCCGCGGCCTGTTTCTCCCCGAGCCGCGTGTCCCCCAGCCGGGCCTCGCCGAGGCGGTTCGAGCGGGGCATGGCCCATCACATCCAGTACCCGGCGGGCGTCGGGGCCCCGACGACGGCCGCGGGCACGTAGACGAGCGTGGCCTCGGCGCCCGTGACGGAGTACGTCGCGGGCTCCGCATTCACCGAGTAGTTGTCCACGTAGGTGACTGTGACCCGGATGTAGTCCACGAAGACGTCCGTGTTCGCGGCCGTGGCCTGGGCCGCGAGGGCGACGCCGAAGTCGGGGTCGTTGACCATCGCCGGCGTGGGGCTCGCGTTCCAGGTGTCCGAGGAGCCGCCGTAGGAGATGTTCGTCTCGTTCGTGGGCCAGTCCGTCACCGTGTCGGCCTTGTTATCCCCGACGAGGGCGCCCGCCGCGTCGAGGAGCTGGACGCGGTAGTCGACGGCCGCGCCGATCCCCCCGTCGCGCTTCCCGATCTCCACGAGGATCCCGAGGATCGTCGCCGTGGCCGGGATCGTGAAGCCGAGGCCCTGCGCCTTGAGCCGGAATGAGATGTCGTTCGCGTCGTAGGTCGCGGCCGTGATCGTGGCCTCGGCGCCGTCGTCGGCCCCGACGTTCCCCGGGGTCGTCCAGTCGTTGTCGTCCTCGGGGAGGACCGACTGCGTCGTGATCGCCGTCGGGTAGCGGGGACCGGAGGAGGGCATCCTCGTTCCCCCTTCAGGTCAGCTCGAGGGTGACCTCGACGAGCCGGGCCGTGTCCGTCATCGTGTCGTTCGCGTGGGCCCCGAGACGCTGGATGCGGACGACGAGGAGGTCGTACGCGACGAGGTCGAACGAGGCCGCCGCGAAGGTGATCGCGAACTCCGCGAGCTGGCCCAGGGTGCCGGGCGCCGCGTCCCCCGTCGTGTTCCCGAAGGCCGTCGGGGCCGTGTCGATCGCCTCGCCCTCGACGCGCCCGAGGACGGCGACGTCCCAGACGACGTTCCCCGTGATCGCCGACGTCGGCCTCCAGCGGATCTTGAATACGACGTCCCTCTCGACCCATCCGGGCGGGATCGCGAACAGCCAGAAGGCGGTCTGGGTCGCGGCGTCCGCGAAGTCGAGGACCTTATACGAGACGTTCGTCCCGTCGATCTGAGCGAGGGTCGGGGCGCCCGACGCGGGGAGGATCGCGGCCGCGGGGGTGAGGGTTGCGAAGTTCGGCACCTGCGGCTTCGTGCTCCGGTACGTGTCGGTCATCCCTACGCCAGGATTCAGGTACCAGACGTTCCCGCTGCCCGCGTCCGTGGATGCGGCCCCGTTCGTCTGCTTGTTCCCGAGGAAGAAATGATCGTCGGATCCAGAGACGAGGGCGAACATTTTGGTCGCCGATGCGGCCGCAGCGATGTCTGCCCGGTTCCCGATGTACGTATTCCGCTTCGTGTTCGCGCCGAGACTGACGATGGTGATGGAGTTCGTCGCGGTCCGGAAGATGTTGCCGAGGAACGTGCTATCCACGAAGCGGCCCTCGATGGCGCTCCCCGTGAACCCCTCGAAGGTGTTTCCGACGATGATTGCCCGAGAGATGTCGGAGTTCAAGGCGTTGATACCTTTCGGGCTCCCTCGGAACGTGTTGGATGAATATATCTGGTCGACCGGCGCGAGGCTCGCCTGGTCCGTGAGGAGGATGAATTGGGTCGCGGTTACTGTGCTCGGCGAGACGAAATGATTCTGTGCGACGATGGCCCGCGAAACGAAGTTCAAGAAGATGGCGGACCTCGCGGGGCTGCCCCATGTCCCGGTGAACTCGAAAGCGTTGCGCGTGATGATGAACTCGCTGTCCTCTACTCCTGACTGCCCATCGAGATGTAGGAGGTCCGTGGAGACGGTGTTCGGGGCGATGGTGAAGGTGTTTCCGACGATCTGGAGGTACGTCGAACCGACGCAGCGGATCTGCATACTCGACCCGTCGAACTCGCACCCGAAGACCCGGCAATAATCGGCGCCGGACAGGTCGATCGCTTTCCATGAGGCACTCGTGGCGGTATTCGTGAATCGAATCCCGGAGAACCACGCACGGAGAAGGGTGCCGAGCAAGAGCACGATGGACCCGAGATTGTCGCTTCGCGTGATGTGAGTCGACGATGGCCCCATGCCCATGAGCCATACGTTGTCTTTGTTCCCCAGCGTAATCGCGTTCGTCACCGTATAATCGCCCGACCGGACGATGACGACGCCGCCATTCGTGGGGAGGTCTCCGGCGGCCGCGTTGATTTGCAGGGCGATGTCCGCGCCAGGAAACTCATTCGCGACCCGGAGCCCGTCCCCGAACGGCGAGATCGCCACGTCCGTCCGCCGGTCCGAGATCTGGGCATTCTCGATGGTCGTGTCGTTCGCGGGCACCCAGACCTCCGCGAGGACGACGTCGCCCGCGACCGGCTCGGGCGGGTCCGGCGTGGCCGCCTGCCGCATCGTCGCCCCGATGGGGTCCGCGGCGGCCGCGGTCCCCGCACGGACGACGACCGTCCCGGCCGCGTTGATGACGACGAGGTCCTTCCTCGGGTTCGTGGCGTCCGCGGCCGTGATCGCGACGTTCGTCACGGACGCGAAGGTCCGGATCGTCCCGTCCACGCGGGCCTTCCCCGAGGCGACGTCGACGCTCATGTTCGCCCCGGCCCCTCGCTGGCTCACGGCGAGGCCCGAGACGACGCCGTTCGCGGGGAGCGTCTTGATGGCGGCGACGAACTGGTCCATGTCGACGCCGAAGAGGCCGTAGAGGTCGGAGTAGTCCTGGGTCATGCCTCGCCTCCCGGACCGGCATCGGCGGCCCTACGCGCCACGGAGGGACGCCCCCCGGAGCCCGACGACCCCGGGGTCAACCATGAGCTCGAAGTGCCGCCGGTCGCAGAGGCGGCAGACGCGGACTTCGAGGCCCGGGCGGGCGTCCGGGTGGTCCGGCTTGAGCTCCAGGTTCGCCGGGTCCGTGCAACAGGGTTCGAGGGGCACGGTCCCCACCTCACGCCAGCGTCAGTATCGTCCCGGTCGGGTCGCCATTGTTGAACTTGACCGTGAAGGTCTCCCCGATCTGGAGGGTCAGGGCCGACCCGTAGTCCCACCATGCGACGAGGGGATCCAGGGGCGAGGTCTGGGTGTCGTTGTAGAGGACGACGTACTGGAACGGCCCGATCGTGCCGCCCGCCGCGGTCCAGACGACCTTCGTGCCCGTGACCGTCGCGGTGCCCGTGGCCTCCGCGAGGGTGTTCTGCGTGTCTTCGCCGCCCGCCGTGTAGCCGCTCCCGCCGGCAATCTCCGCGAGGTCCGCCTTGACCGCGTCGAGGGAGGCGCTCGGGACGGTGTTCGAGAGGTAGATGCGGAAGACGTGGCCCGCCGCCGTGAAGTCGTGCTTGCCGCTGAGGACTTGCTCGACGAAATCCTGGAACTTATTGTAGGCGACCATGTCTCAACCCGCCCTGCCGTCCCGCCTCCCCATCGACGCCCCGGGACTTAACCCTTGGGTTCCTCCATCAGCTCTCGAGGACCTCGCTCGAGGCCTGCCCGCCTGCGGAGATCCACGCTCGGGCGGACCCGTTCGCGATCGGCGTCGTGACCCTCGCCCGGACGTAGCGGTGGGCCTGGGCGACGACCTCGCGCCGGACGGCGTTCGCGGCCGCCCATGGGACGCCCGAGCCCACAGGGGCCCACGTGCCCGCGTAGGCGGCCTCCGGCGAGGCCTCGAGCTGGAAGGCTCCCGCCGTCGTGCCGGGGCCGAAGATCCCGTGGAGCTCGAGGAGGGGGAGGGCGTGGACGTCGACCGGCACGCTCACGTCGTACCGGAGGTAGTTCGAGAGCGGGCCGCGGCGGCCTTCCGCGACGTGCCGCATCTCGGCCGCGGAAAGAGCTCGCTGGAAGAGGATGACCTCGTCCAGTATCCCCGCGTAGGTCTCCACGTGGCTGGCACCCTGGGCGAGGTGTCCGATGTAGAGATGGTCCGCGGAGCCGGCGGCAGCGATCGCTCCGACCTTCGCCCGGCTCCCGACCGCGGCCCCGTTGATGTACTGGACGATATCCGCGCCGTCCCAGACATGGGCGATATGGTACCACTCGCCCGCCTGGAACGGATACGCGGTCGACAGGCCCGAGAAATCGCCGCCCGCATTCAGGATGGAGTTGACGGATGTCGGCACGTCGCCCGCGGCGCTCGCGAGGCGTAGCGTACCCTGGGCGTCCGTCGAGCTCGTGTGCAGGCCGAATACGTTTTGATTCGTTCGCGTGGGGAAGGCGGGCGCGATGTAGGCCCACGCCATCATCGTGAAGGCCGTGTACCCGTCGATGTTCATCCCCGGCGAGACCTTGTCCGTGTCCGCGAGGAAGGCCCGTGCCTCACCGAACTTGCCCCGCACGACCGCGGTGCCCGTGATCGTGCCGTGCTCCCCGCGGCCGCTCAGGTCGGCCATGAGGCCTCCGGGCGTGAGACTCTGCATATCGTACGCCAGGGCGAGGCTCGTGTCCAGGGCCCAGACGTTGCGGGCGGGCACCTACCCGGCCTCCAGGTACTCCCCGGAGGCGAAGCCGCCCGTGACGACGTGGACGTCGACCGTTCCGCCGACGACGGCCGTGGAGATCCGCGCCCGCACGTAACGGTGGGCCTCGTTCACGGCGACGTACTTCACGCTCGAGGCGACGCCCCACGCGACGGGCGACCCGATCGCCGCCCAGGTCCCCGCGAACGTCGGGTCGGGACTCCCCTCGAGCTGGACGGCGCCGGCCGACGTGCCGGCCCCGAAGGTCACGTACATCGTGATCGCGGGCGCCCCGTGGCTGTCGACGGGTCCCGTGCCGAGGTCGTTCAGGGCCGACTTGGCCGCGTGCGTCTTGACGACGCGGTTCGCCATGGCCCGCCCTCAGTATCCGATGAGGAGGACGTATCCGCCCGTCGGACCCGCGGCGTTCGTGACCGTGACCGTCTGGCCGGAGACGGCGGCCCGGATCGCGGCCGCCGTGCCCGTGGACGCGGAGACGAAGACGCCCTCGACCGTCAGGCCGACCGTGAAGGATCCGCCCGTGTCCGTGCCGAGCTCCGTGAACGACCACAGCTCCCCCCGCTTGTTCCCCAGGGACAGGTCCGCGACCTTCGCGGCGGCAAACGCCATGTCTACTCACTCTCCTTCGGGTCTTCGGACTTCTTCCTCTTCCCCGTCACGGCGGCGACGATCTTCTCGGGGATCGACTCCTCGCCGACGACCTCCCACGTCTCCGGGTTGCCCTTCGCCTTGCGGCGGAAGAACTCGATGTCCCCGGGGTCGAAGGAGACGGCCTTCTCGTGGAGATACTCGGGCAGGGGCCGCCCGTTCCCGTCCAGGGCGACGGCCCGGACCTCGAGGACGGACCCGGCCGCGAAGGGATACGCGTAGCCCTTCGGCACGACGCCCGGATGCATGACGGGCTCGGGGCCCTTGTACCGGACCCGGATCGGCTTCGGTTCTCTCTCGGACATCTCGTCATCCGTTCCCGCGGTCGCGAAACGGGCGCCGCCCCCGCGGGAGGCGGGCCCGCCCGGGGCGCCACTCCCGGCGTGAGCGCGAGGATCCTACTTCAGGTCCGTGAGCACGCCGGAGCCCTTGAAGGCGTCGACGGTCACGTTCCCGGACCCGTACCAGAGGGCCCGCCGCTTGAAGCCCGTGACGAACGGGTTGTCCTCGTCCGCCATCTCGAAGGGCCGGAGCTGGCTGATGCGCCAATGGTTCAGGTCGAAGAGGGCGATGTCCGGGATCGTCTCCGTGGTCATGTCGAACTCCCGGACGATCGGCATCTCGTCCCATCCGGCGAGCTTGAAGCCGCCCTTGTCTCCCGCGGATGTCTTGACGCCGCCGATCGAGTAGGAGGCCCAGACGGTCCCGTACCGCTGCTTCGCGGCCTCGAGCCGGGACCACCGGCCGTGCGTGGAGTACCCGGTCACGTAGGCCTTGTTGTCGAGCTTGTTCGGGCCATCCCAGTACGGCTCCTGCGCCTCGCGCAGGGAGTCGATGAGGCCGACGCTCAGGTCCCGGTCCGTGCCGCTCGCGTGGAGGGCGTTCGCATCGGCCCATGATGCGCCCGCGTCCCGGTCCACGGTGAGCCACGGGTCGATCGTGTTGGCCCCGAGGGTCTTCCCCGTCAGCTCGGAGTACGAGGACAGGAGGTTCCGCAGGCCTTCGACGTTGTTCCCCTCGACGCCGGCCAGGGCGACCCAGAGGTCCTTGTTGAAGGCCTTGAAGAAGTCCAGGGTGTGCTGCTCGACGTCCTGGTCCCACGTGATCGTGTCCGCGATCGAGACCGCGTCGAGGAGACGCTTGTTCATGCCCCAGGGATGGGTGAACTCCCGGATGATGGGCTCGACCTCGACGTACGTCGCATCCGCATCGGCGGGGACCGCGGCGCCTTCCGCGATCCCGACGCCGGAAGCGATGGCCGCCACCGTCTTCACGCGCCACCCGAACGTGCGCGGGCCGCGCCACGGCTCCTTCGGGAAGAAGTTGTACGTGTTCGCGTCCTGGACGATCGTCGTCTGGAGCAGGTACGAGAAGAGGGGGTTCCAGGCGCCGGCCGTCGTGGTCCCGAGGGCCTTCTTGACGACGTCGAAGGGCGTCTCGAAGGTGAGCTGGAGGTCCGTCCCGTCCAGCTTCGGGCTCACCATGCGCATCTGCCCGCCGATGTAGCGGGCCCACCACGAGTCGACGGATGGGAAGTCCTCGAGCAGGGCTGCCCGAGGATCCCCGAGGGTTGCGACCATCAGGACTCACCTCCCCTGCGGCCGGCGACCTTCTGGTTGATGGCCTTCAGGATCGCCATGTCGTTCGCCGCCTGAAACGCGATGCCCGGGTTCTCGATGCGCCCCCGGGGCGCCCGCGTGGGGATCTTCATCTTCTTCTGGACCTCGGTCAGGAGATCCGAGAAGTCGTCGAGCCGCTCGCGCACCTCCGCCTCGACGTCCGCCTTGACCTGGGTCGTGAACTCCTCGACGAAACCCCGGATCTGCGTGTCGATGTCGTGGGGGAAGGCGTCCTCGACGGCGCCCATGACCTTCGTGCGGACCTCCTCGGGCACGCCCTCGAGGGACTTCTCGATTCCCTGGCGAATCGCCCGGGCCTGCGGCGCCGCGGCGACCTGCCCCTGGAGGAGGCGCATGATGAGGGCCCGCTGCTCCTTGACCTCGGTCATGAGGGCCTTGAGGGCCTCCTCGCTGACCTTGGGCTCGTCGGGGACGCACTCGCCGGAGTCCGGGTCCTTGTGGTACCCTTCGGGGCAGTCCTCGCCCTCCTGCTTCTTCGCCGGATCGGGCGCGGCCTTCCTCGCGGTCTTCGACTTCCGCGCCGCGACGACCTCGTCGAGCTTCTTCTGGAACGTCGCGACGGCGACGTCGTGCGAGACGCCCTTCCGCTCCAGGTCCTCGACGTAGTCGCGGCAGGGCTGGCACGCCTTGAGCATCCCTTCCGCCTTCAGCTCTGTGATCCCGTGCTCCTCGATGAACGTTCCGAGGTCGAGGTCCATGTTCCGGTCCCCTTGGCTCTCCGAAGGGTCGCCCATGGTCTTAAACCCTGCGGCCGAGGCCGCCGATGGGTCCGGGCCCTCCTCGCCGGGGATGAACGTGGCCTTGAAGTGGGGCCGGAACTCCTCCAGGGCCGCGAAGTACGTCTCGAGGGACTTCGCGTCGGAGACCGTGTTGACGGTCGACCCCGGCGAAGCGGCGTGGGGACCGACCCAGCCGACGGACCACATCCACGCCTTGGGGATCTCCAGGACCGCGTGGAGTCCCTCCCGCCGGAGCTGCTTCGGCCCGATGGGGGCGAAGGTCACGGAGACGGTCCCGCGGTTGCCCCACCGCTTGATGACCGCCCATCGGTCGTCCACGAAGGGCGACCCGCCGACGTCCTCGGAAGCGAAGATGCCGAAGCGGACCTCGACCTTCCCGTCGCGGACCCGCCATGCGAGGGGCTTCCCGATCGGGACGGGCGTCCCGCCGGTCCCCTTGCCGTGGTACCACTCGAAGAAGCCGTTTTCCATGAACCACGGCATCGCGGCGACCTGGGCCTGGAGCGGGAACGCCTCGTTCGTGAAGTCGCCCCGGCCGTCGTTGATGAAGACATCCAGGGTGCGGTCGTTGTGCCAGGACCGCGCCTCGATCCACTCCGTGTCCTTCCCTTCGACGGCCCGCATGATGCTCGCGCAGTACGCGTCGGGGTCCGTCTTGTCGCCGTTCGCCCGGCGGCAGGCGGCGAAGTTCTCGAAGCCGGCGAAGGGCTTGGTCTCGGGCGTGAGGTCGGGCATGGGCCCACCGCGCCTCCATCGACGGGCGGGCGTTTGAACCTTGCGACCCTATTCCATGGCGGCCGCGACGGCCTCCGACGTCGCGAGGGCCGACGCGCCTCGGACCGCCGCGGCCGCTCCCGGGTCCCTCCGGACCTCCGGGCCCATCGGCGCCCCGAGCCGCTCGAACGCGGCCTTCAGGTTGCGGCCCAGAATCGCCTCCATGGACGGGAGGACCTTCTCCGCGGCGTCGCGGAGGAAGGGATGGGGCTTCGTCCCGTACTTCGCGATCGTCCGGGCGATCGCCCACGCGGCGCGGCGGGCCTCCTTCTCGTCCTTGATGCCCAGGACGAGCTCGCACCAGCGGAGGAGAGCCTCGGGGGGCGGGAAGTGGGGCCGGGTGCCCTCGTGGACGAACATCGCGTAGGGGGCCGAGTATCGGACCTGGACCCACGCGACGTTCCCCGCGACGTGGGGCCGACGGGGGAAGAGGTGCCCCGAGTCCTTGAGGCCCGTCGTCGCCCCGACGGGCGTCGCCTTCTGGGACTCCGCGAGGATCGCCTCCGCCGTCTCCTCGAGGCCGTCCCTCAGGCCGGCGTACAGGGCCTCCCGGACGGCCCGGGCCGAGACCTCCTTCACCCGCGCCTTCTCGGCCCGCTCCGTCGCCGTGGGGCGCACACGCGGCGGGGCCTTGCGGACGGCCATGCCTCNCCCCGGCTTCGCCGGCGAATAAGGCGCGGGCCACTTGGGGCCGGCGGGCCCGCGGGCCGGACTCTCGCTGGAGGAGGGGTCAGAGGGCGACATGGCGGACGACCGTGCATCGCTCGTTCGGGTGGACGGTCAGGCGGGGGCCGAGGAGGCCCCGGATCTCCGCGAGGGTGTAGGGGTTCCCGTGGAACGTGACGGGCGCCCCGTCGATCTCGGCGACGCCACCCTCCGCGACGGCCCGGCATCTCGGGCAGAGCCGGTGGTCCCGCGACGGGACCCAGTCGACGTCGGCATCGGGGACGTACTTCTCCCATTGGGCCGCCCGCGCCCGGTTCGTGATCTCCGACGTCTTCGAGCGGACCACGCGCTCGATCTTCCACCGTTCCGCGTCGAGGGCCTTCGCGGCCTCCTCGATGGCCCCGGGCGTGTCGACGCCCCGCTCGAAGGAGCCGCGGATCGCGGCCTGGAGGACGCCATGGACGTCGGCGACGACCTTGGAGAGGTTCGCGGGCAGGGCGTCGGGCTCCTGCCGGATGAGCTCGAGGACGCCCTCGTCGTGACCCTCGAAGCGGGCCTTCGGGAGCCCCTGCTCCGTCTCCGCGTGGATCCCGAGGAGGTACGCCTGGCCCGCGGCGCGGGTCGCGAGCTGGGCGAACTCGTCGGCGAGGGAGGCCATGACGGAGCCCATCGTCTCCTCGAGCTCCTTCCGGCTGAGGGCCCGACCCTTGGACCGGCGGAGGGCGCGGACCGCCTTGTCGTACGCCCGCTCGAGGCGGGCGAGGATCTCCTCCTCGAGGGCGCGGAGCCCGGGGACGGCGTCCTCGGGCGGGAGGTTCCGGGGGGAGAGGGCCTTCGACTCCGTCTCCTCGGCCGCATGGAGGTAGTGGTGCCTCGCGATCTCCCCGGTCTCCTTGTCGTACTCCGTGAGGACAATCCACGTCGCCTCGTCGGACGATTCGACGGGCCCCCAGTCGGCGTCGAAGAAGGCCTCCTCATATGGATTCCCGTTCGGCATCCGCGGGAGGTCCCCGAGCCCGTCGTCGTCGCTCAGCCCGCCAGATACGCCTTGCGCCATGGAGACGTTCCCTCCTGGAACTTCGGCTCATAGCCGAAATGCTTGACGAACCACGCGTACCGGGCGGAGCCGGATTCCTTGAACCGGGGTTCGCCCATCACGAAGAGGGAGTAGGCCTCCGCGAAGTCCTCGGCCAGGGACCCGCGCTTCGCCCACGTCTCCGCCCCGTAGCTCGTCACGCCGATGATGCCGGCCTTGTGCCACTTGCCCGCCTCGCGGAGATCCGACGGGACGTACCCGCTGCCTTCGACGGCCTGCACGATCTTCGCCCTCAATCGCTTCGTGTCCTCCTTGCACGCCGCGATGTACTCCTTGCGGGCCTTCACGACGCCGGGCGTCGCGAGAGCGGTGACTGGCTGCCCCGGGTCCGTCGTCGCGAGCATCCGCTCCGCGACGAGGTGACCGATCTCATGACTCACGACGTTCCAGACATCGCTCCGGTCGTACTTCCGCTCGGAGAGGCTCCAGAGGTGGACCGAGCCGCTGCACGCGCTCGCCGCCGTCGTGAAGGAGCGGCCGTACCGGTGGGCGTACATCGCCTCTCCCGGATCGCGTCCTGTCTCCATCACGAGCGTGTGGATCCCGGCGAGATGCTTCTGCGGGATCGCGTCGACGACCTCCTGGACCTGCGCCCGCGTGTACGACGCGTTCTTCTCCGGACCCTCCCACCGGAACGTCCCGCCGCCGAACTTCCCGTCGTGGCGGACGTCGTGCTGCTCCTCGATCTTCTTGATGAGGGCCGTCGGGTCCTTCGTGCCGTCCAGGATGGCCTTGAAGTTCTCTCGCCATCCCGTGTCCCATCGCCTCGCCGCCGCGTCGATGATGTCCTTCCGTGTGGCCGGATCGGGGGCCTCGGCGGCCCGCTGGGCGGCGAGCGACAAGTCGTCGACGCGGTCGAGGAGGAGCCAGAGGGGCACGACCTGCTGAAGTTGGTCTCGGATTTTGAGCCTGTCGGGACGGATGCCGGGACTGTCGGGGTCGACGCCCCACCGCTTGTAGTACGCCGACTTGTAGCGGATGATGTCCTCCAGGAAGCCCTTGAGCTGCGTCGATCCGTCCTTCGAGGTCGCGAGCTTCTCGATGTACGACGCGATGTCTTCGGGGATCTCCTCGGCGAAGGCGACGAGCTTCGCCCGGGCCTCCTCGCCCGCGGGCCAGGACGCGGTCTTCCCGCCCCCGCGCTTCGTCTCCTTGACGAGCTTTTCTACGCCCGCCCCGCGCTCCTTCGCCTTCTTCTCCCGCCACGCCCGGATCCGCTCGGCCGTCTTCCGCCGGAACTCCGCGAGCTGCTCCGGGGTCATGCCCTCGACCTTCTTCCGGTACCTCTCGGCGGCGGTCAGGTCATCCGGCGTGGGGTAGGGCATCGCGGCGAGACGCTCGTAGAAAGGGCGCTCCTTCGGGACACGCTTCTCCCCGAGCACCTCCTCTGCGGCCGATCTCATGTCAGCGATCATCCTTTCCGCGTCCTCTACGGGGACGCCGGCTTCAGCCGCGTATGCCTGCGGGTCACGGAGAAGGTCGACCGCGGCCAGGACATCGTACTCCGTCTTGTCAAGGGCGGTTCGCCAATCCCGGTCGACGGCATCGACGAGCTCGCCGCCGCGGTCCTCGAGGAGCACCGCGTTCGCCGCGTCATACGCCCGTTCATCGGGCGTGCGTTCGCCTCCTTCCGGTTTGGCCGGGCGACGGTCTCCGCCCTTCCGCCTCTCCACCTCCTTCCGCACCTCCTCGTTGAGGTCGGGCATCGTGGGGTCCGGGTTCTCCAGGATGAGCTCGAGGCTCTCCGTCTTCATGCGCCCGATCGCGGCCCGGTACCCATCCATCGTGAGCCGGCCCTGCTCGTCCGTCAGCCGAGGGTCGAGCGGCTTCCCCCGCGTCAGCTTGCCGAGCTGCTCCTGGATGCGGGCGAGCTGGTCGTCCAGGGGCGGCGCCTCCTCCTCGCCCTCGGCGGGGGGGCGGGCGGCGCCTTCCTCGGGGCCGCCCTCCTCCCCCTCGCTCGGCTTCTCATCCTGGTACCGGACCTCCCCCGTCCGCGTGGATCTCCAGCCGCGCCCGCCCTTCGGGCCCGTGTACGCCTGCCAGGACTTCACGCCCAGGTCGAGGTCGGGCCCGCCAATGGGCAGGTCGAGGTCCCCCTTCTGCCTCCGCCGGCGACCGCCGTAGCGGGCGTGGAAGGCGCCCGGCGTCGACGTGCCGAGGGCCTTCTTCCCGACGACCCCCGCGAGGGCCTCCGCGAGGGCACCGGGCGCGGCCTGGGCCTCCTCGCCCGCGGGGCCGGGTGCCGGGCCCCCACCGGGCGGGGGCGCCCCCGGCGGCGCCTGTGGCCCTCCCGGGGGCATCCCCGGCGGCATGGGCTCCTCCCACGACTCGATCTCGATGGGCCAGTCCTTCTCGATCTTCGGGTCGAGCTTCGCCCGGGCGCCGGCCTGCCGGAGAGCGTTCAGGACGTTGACCCATGCGAGGGCCTCGTCGGCCTTCTTCTTCTCATCCTGGGGGGCGGGCGGGTTCATCCGCCACCGCCACTCCTTCGCGGCCTCGGGCCAGAAGGGTATGAGCTGGCCGTTCACGAACTCCTCCCGCCCCGTCTGGACCTCCTCGATCGTGTCGTACGAGACCTGGAGGACCTCCTCGGGGTGCCCGAGCTTCCCGGCTTCCTGGATGCCGATCATCTCCGGGGAGACGCCCCAGTTCATCGCGACGGCCTTCGTGTAGTGCATGGCGAGGTTGACCGCGTCCAGGTCGACGAGCTTCCCGAGGACGTGCTGGACCTCGAGCTTCGGCGGGGCCGCCTCCGCGGCGCCGCTCAGGCCGAGCCAGATGTAGTCCTTGTAATTCGGGTGGTCCTCCTTGAACTTCTCCACCTCGTCGATCATCGCGTTGACCTCCGCCTGGGTCATGCCCGAGACGGTGATCACGGCGTCGGGCGCCTTGTTCCCCGAGTACGCGCCCCATTGGTAGAGCTCCTGCCATCGGAGGATCTGGGCCATCGCCCAGCAGCGGAGGGTCTTGGACCGGCCGAGGATCCGCTTCCCGCGGGTGCGGGCCTGGTCGTGGAGGATCTCCTTCTTCGACCAGATCGCGACGACGTTCTCCCGTTCGTCGATCTGGGCCCACGCCGTCTTCTCGAGGGGCGTCGCGCACGTCGGGCACTCCTCGAGGCCCTGCGTGTCGTACGTCGCGTCGGCGATCCCCTTCCGGTCCAGGCACTCCGGGCAGAAGTACCGGCCGACGGTCAGGGACGGGTCCGCGAACTGCCGCATGAACTCCGAGTTCACGGGCCAGAGCTGGGCGGGGACGCCCTCGCGGTTGAGGACGATCTCCCAATGCCAGTCGTCGATCGACTCGCCGTAGAAGACCGAATCCTTCAGGAGGTCCAGGAACGTCTTGTAGATGCGCCCCGTCTCCTCGTCCCAGTTCGGGCGCTCGAGGAGCTTCTTGATGGGCTCGATGAGGGTGGGGTCCGCCTGGCGGAAGTCCGTGGACCCGCACTCCTCCCTCTCGCACGCCTCCGGCTCCGTGTCGTACTCCGCCCCGCACGCCTTGCACTTCGCGCCGAAGGCGGGGTCGAACCTCCAGCCGCCCTTCGTCGTCTCCTCGACGATCCGGTCGATCACGGCCCCGACGATCCACACGAGGTCCGTGAGCATGACCTGGGCCTCGGGCCGGATCATCGGGTACCAGATGCCGCTCCGGACCTGGATGCCCGAGTAGACGCCGCGGGGCGTCTTCTGCCGGCTCGCCTTGTCGATCGCCTCGAAGGTCATCTCCTGCTTCGGGCCGTCGTACGAGGGTCGCACGGGGCGCGGCCGGCGGAACGGGCTCCTGACGACCTTCAGAACACGACCGGCGACGCCCACGGCGATCCCGTGGGGAAAGGGGACGCCGGGGACATAAAGGGTTGCCCCGGCTCATGCGTCGAAAAGGAGGCCGACGCCCCCGGGCCCGCGGTCCGGGGTGCAGACGGCGAGGTGGCGGAGGGCGTCCGCGACGAAGAGGCCGTCGTCCGACGTGCAGGTCGACACGACGGCGCCGCAGAGGCGGCAGCGGCGGAGGCCCGCGGATGGCGGGACCATCCCACCCTTCATGCCCGTGCCCCCTCCGGGACGCGGTCGGCCTTCCGGAACTCGACGACGACGGCCCGGCGGTCCTGGTACGAGGTCCGGCGGACGAGGTACGGGACCTTCGGGTCGTAGGCCTCGCCGAGAGCCTCCTCGAGGATCCGCCGGGGGATCGTCACGACGACGACGGCCCCGTCCGGGCGCTGGTACGGCTTGGCCCAGGAGCGGGGCTCCCGGCCGGCGTTCTTGCGGCGCGTGGCGGCGGCCTTCTCGCGGGGCGTCCTCATCCCGTCGAAGGGGTCAGGGAATCCGCTATCGTCGGGAAGCCGCTTCAAGGACGCCATGTCCTCTCTTTCGCTCACTCGCTCGCCTCCTTCCGGGCGCCCCAGTAGCGGTCGTTCTGGGCGGGGTCCAGGCGGGCGATGGCCGCCTCCGCCTGCTCGAGGGGGCCGCCCTCCGCGTTCCCGAGCATCCCGGCCGCGATCGCCCGGGCGATGCTCTGGGCGAGCCGCCACATCGCCTCGCCGCTCCCCGTGGTGAGGTCGATGTCGGCGTCCGCGCTGACGACCCGGTAGAACCGGGCGGGCATCCGGATCTCCATGACGAGGGCGTCGTGCCCGTCCGGGCCCGTCGCCCCGTACGTCTCCACGAGGTCCCACTCCGAAGCCGCCGCGAAGTCAGGGGCGGGCATCATCAGGACCCCCCGGGCCATGCCGCGTTCGCCCCGCACCCGTAGCATCGCACGCCGACCTCGCTGGGCTCGACGTTCGGCGCCGGGCAGGTGCAGGCGTACGTCGTGAGCAGGCCGCGGTGACGAAAGAGGATTCGGGCGCGCCGGACCGCCAGGTGTAGCTGCTCGTCCTCTTGCTCCGCGATGTCCATGATCAGGCCTCCCGAGTCTCGTCGATCGGTCGCACCTTCTTGCTCACGATCTTCGACCGCGGGTGGACGGGGCAGGCCATGTCGGCCGGCCCGCCGAAGCCGCAGCTCCGAAGGACGGTTCGCGGGGTCTCCGCATCGGTTGCCATTGACCCCCCATGTCCTTTGTTACTAATAAAGGCTGTCCCAGGGTACGTACTCGGCCTTCACGGTGTGTCACGGCTGCTCGACAGGCCTTCCGAGCGGGTCCGCCGGGCAGGGACGCCGCCGGGCCCCGCGGTTAGCGACAATCGCCCCTCCCGCCGCCGGGGCGGGCGAAGCGCGGGGGGCCCGGCCATGGACGGGGGGGTCCGCCGGGAACGCGCAGGCGCGGCCTGTGGCGGTCCTACGGGGGCTCCGGCGGCCATCCCAGGAGACGGACGTCGTCGCGGAAGCGGCATTCCCGGGGGTAACGGGGGCAGAGGCTCAGGGCGGGCCGGACGAGGCCGTCGTGGTTGAGGCGGTTCTCCCCCACGACGGTCAGATGGCCCTCCGGGCAGACGAAGATCACGTACCGGGCGCCGGCGTGGGCATGGAGGCGCCAGATCGGGCCGGGTCCCCAGGAGACGTCGTCCCTCGGGGCCTGGGCGACCATGGGGTCAGGGTCCCTTCCTGACCCTCGGCGGGAGGCGGTACATGGCCGGCGGTCCGAGGGCCTTCATCCACGCCGGCGTGCGGACGAGACGATCCCGCATCTGCCTCGCCCGGTTCGCCTGCTCGGGGTTCCGGCCGTGCTGGCACAGGACCCGGCAGAAGTAGTGGTTCCCCTCGGACCCCCATTCGTCGAAGTCGTCGAGGTTCTTCCAGACGTGGCACACGACCCGCCGGCCGCAGGGGCCGTCGTCGCCCTTGTTCCACGGGCAGACGATCCCGCGGTCCGGGTTCGGCCCGTCGCTCGGCTGGACCTCCCCGTCGTACGCGGACTGCTTCTTGCGGACGTCGAGGAACTGCTCCTGGAAGGCGGCCTCGAGCCGGGCGAGGAAGGATCCGGGCGGGGCGAGGACGGGCCAGAGGCCCCGGGTCTCCTTCGACATCGGAGGGGCGCATGGGGGCGGGCGGACAAGTACCTATCGCTGGAAGCCGAAGCGGCGCCGATCGGACGGGGAGGTCCGGGCGCCCGGGGCGGCCGCCGGGCCCGCGCCCCCGCGACGCAGGCCCCAGACGGCGAGCTTCAGGGCGTCCACGAAGTCGTCGTTCTCCTTGAGGGGCTTCTCCCGTTCCACGTCGGGGTCCCACGAGTATTCCGCGAGCTGCCGGAGGAGGGCGGCGCCCTCGAGACGGACGTTCGGGTTCGAGCCGCCGAGCGGGACCCGGAGGCGGGGCCGGCCGTCCGCGTGACGCTGCTCGAGGGCGGCCCGGACCGCCGAGACCATGGCGAGGTTGTACGCGGAGAAGGCGACGGGGTGGGCCGCGAGACCCATCGGCGAGAGGTAGCGCCGGGCCCGCTCGTTCTCCATCTTGTGGGAGGCGTCGAGCCAGGCGCCCGCGTGCCACGTCTCGCACGTCCGGGCGATCGCGGCATGGAGCTCCTCCCCCGCGGTGTGGCGGAAGGACTCCGCATGGACGACGTAGATCCGGGCGTCCTCCTTCTCCCCGACCTGGACGACGCCCACGATCACGGTCGGATGCTCGAAGCCCCAGTCGACGCCGACGGCCTTCCGCACGATGCGGTCGGGCTGCTCCTCCGCCTGGGCCCATGCCTCGTCGTCCTGGAGCGTCTCGAGGGTCGCGGCCTCGACGTCCTCCAGGCGGAAGACGGTGCCCGAGGCGCTGCCGAACTCGCCCCAGAGGTACATCCGCGCCCAGTTCGCGTCGTTCTCGAGGAGCTGCCGCTGAATCTCCTCGTCGGACATCCACGGGCAGTCGCGGGCGCCCCATGTGTGCCAGGCGTACCCGAGCTCGCCCCGGCGGTCCCATCGGACCTTGAAGGGATGGAAGAGCTTGTCCGGGGTCGACTGGATGCGGTACAGCGGCGCGGACCCGCCGTGGGGCGCCGGCGCCCCGGTGAGCTGGCCCTCCACGAGTTCCATGATGTCCGGGTCGACGGCGCACGCCTCGTCGAGGACGACCATCATGGGGTGCGGCCCCTTCGCCTGACGCTCGCTCGCGGCGAGGACGCGGATCCACCCGCCGTTGCGGAGGCGGGTCGTCTCCGCGCCCGGGTCGTCGAGGAGGGGGCCGATCGGATGG